TCCAGATCGCATGAGCCAATACACTCCTGAATGGCAAGTAACCATCAATGGCGGTGGGGATTACACCAATCTAACTTTAAGTAATCTCACAATTACCTCTGGTCGCCAAGATATTTATTCTCAGGCTTATGCTGGGTATTGCTCAGTTGAAATCATCAATCTGGATTTATCGCCTATTGTCATCGACATCAATGACCAGATCATCATCAAGGTCAAAGACTCGTCAGGAACCTTTATTAATCTATTTGGTGGCTACGTTACAGACATCGATGTAGAAGTCACTCAAGCCTCCTCTACGGCTCTTTCAGAGCGTATCAAGGTAGTTGCCTTGGGTGCTTTATCCAAACTGCCTAAAACCCTCACAACGGGCGTTTTAAGCAAGGATTTTGATGGAGATCAGATATACGCAATTTTAAGCGAGGCCTTGTTCAATACTTGGAATGAAGTACCGGCTGCTACTGCTTGGAATACCTATGATTCGACGACTACTTGGGCTAATGCTGAAAACTCTGGACTTGGTGAAATTGATCAACCAGGCGATTATGAATTAACCGCTCGATCATCTGACATAACCGATATGTATAGCCTTGTTGCCTCTTTGGCTACTTCCGGACTTGGAACTCTATATGAAGACGCAGAGGGACGAATTGGGTATGCCGATAGTACTCACAGAAGCGAATATCTTGCTACAAACGGTTATGTTGATTTGACTGGTAATCATGCTTTGGCTCGTGGCATTCGTACTCAAAAGCGTTCAGGCGATGTTCGCAATAACGTCACAATCAGTTATAAAGCAAATGCGACTCAAACCGCATCAAACATTGAATCTATTGGCATTTATGGGCAACAGGCTTACCAGATTAATACCTCGCTAGAAAACGGATCTGATGCTTTAGATCAAGCTGAGTTTTACTTGGCATTACGAGCCTTTCCAGAGGCTCAGTTTAAGTCCATTACCTTCCCAATCAGTAGCCCGGAGATCGACGATACAGACCGCGATGCCTTGTTGAACGTGTTTATGGGAATGCCCGTAAATATTACGGACTTGCCTTCAAACATCACTAACGGTCAATTTCAAGGCTTTGTCGAAGGCTGGACTTTTAGCGCCGGATATAACGCTTTGTATTTGACTTTGACCGTATCTCCAACTGCTTACAGTCTCCAATCTGCACGCTGGAACGGAGTCTCGGCTGCCGAGACATGGAACACACTAAGCCCGACCCTAGAATGGATTGACGCTACAATAGTAGCCTGATAAAGGAGAAATATGGCAACAACAACCAACTTCGGATGGGAAACCCCAGACGATACCGACCTAGTCAAGGACGGCGCAGCTGCTATTCGTACCGCTTTGGGCGGTGTTGATACGTCCTTTGTCGATCTTAAAGGCGGAACAACAGGACAAGTATTAAGCAAAGCATCTGGAACAGATTTAGATTTCACCTGGGTTGCTCAAGATGATTCAAATGCAATTCAAAACGCTTTACTTACAACAACAGGCGACACAATTTACGCATCAGGCGCATCTACTCCTGCTCGACTTGGCATCGGAACAACAGGGCAAGTATTAACTGTTTCTGGTGGAGTACCTACATGGGCAACCCCTGCCGGAGGTGGTGGTAAAGTTTTGCAGGTGGTTCAAGCAACAACAACAACTGCGCTTAACACAAGTTCAACCAGTTACCAAAATACAAGCCTAAGCGCATCAATTACACCATCAGCAACAACAAGCAAAGTTTTAGTAATTGCCATGCAAGTAGCAACAATTCAGGCAAGTGATCGACGTTCAATTCACACACTCTTTAGAGGAACAGTTTCAGGAACCGACCTATCTGCTGGAACAACAGATGGATTAACAACTGCATCAAACCAAACTGGTGGCAGTTCTAATTATCCGTTCAGTATGCAGTATTTAGACTCACCATCAACAACAAGTTCAACAACTTATACAGCTGCCATGAAAACTGATGGTGGCGGACAATGTGGTGTTAGAGGTAATACTATGCAGGTAATGATTCTCATGGAAATAGGTGCATAATGTCAGTTGCTCAAGTATTAGATTTAATCGTTCCAAAGGGTGTTGAATACTCTTTGCTTGGTAACCCTACTAACGCAGAGGAATATGCGGAAGCAATCACCTGGCACAGCAAAGGATCTGCACCTTCTTGGGCAGAAATTGAGGCTGGATTTCTTGCATTAGAACAAGAAGCCACAAACAAAGCTGCTGAAAAGCAAGCAATTCTTGACCGTTTGGGTATTTCTGCTGATGAGGCTCGTTTACTTCTTTCATGAAACCAAAACTAAGTAAAGCGCTTATCCAACTCAGAGAACAGGCAGACGATGCTTATCCATCTCGAAAGCGTCACTCTGACGGGACAATCGGAGATGCAAAGCACTCGACCCGAAAGAGCGATCATAACCCTGACCCTGATACAGGGTATGTCCGCGGTCTCGATCTCGATGCTGATTTCAATGAACAAGCCTCTACAGCTGCTTACATTGCCGACCAGATACGAATTGCAGCCAAATCAGATAAACGCATTGCTTATGTCATCTTTAATCACAAGATTGCAAGCGCTCGAAGCCTCTGGCGCTGGCGCAAATACACCGGAGTTAATCCACACACCAAGCACATCCACATCAGTTTTACAAAGGCTGGCGATACGGATTCGAAGTTTTTTAACATCCCGTTACTAGGAGGAACAGATGAAACAAGACCTGAAGAAGATGCTAGCAAGTTGGGGAAGAGCCTTTCTAACAGCTGCACTTGCACTCATAGCTGCGGGCGAAACTAACCCAAAGAACATTGCTTACGCTGGAGCACTAGCAACAATCCCACCGGTTCTACGTTGGTTGAATCCCAAAGATGAATCATTCGGACTACGGTGACAGTAAATGATTGGGCGGGACTCGTTCTCGCCATTGCCTCGACGCTTGCTATTGTTGTTGGCGGTTTGCGTTATTTGGTTCGCGGTTGGTTGTGGACTCTTACGCCGAATGGTGGATCATCTCTCGCAGACCGATTGGCAAGAATAGAGACACGCCAAGAGCAGATGATGGAATTGCTAAAGAAGTAGAGGACACTTATCCACATGGCGAGAAAACAGACTAAAGCGCTAGAGGATCAAGGCTATTCAAAACTAGATGCTTACTGCATCGGTTTACACGAATACTACAAATCCTTACGCAAAGCCGGTTTTAGCGAGGGCATCACTTTGTTTATGATTACTGATGTTCAATCGTATCCAGGATGGATTCTGCCTGACCCAATAGAGCCTGAAAGATTTGGCGATTACGAGGACGACGACGAGGACTAAATGACAGTCAAGAGGATCGCTTGGATCTCAGATATTCAGGCACCATTCTTTCATGAAGCAGCAGTCAAGAATTTAGGCAAGTTTTTAACGGCTTACAAGCCTCACCAAACAATTTGCATTGGTGATGAGATTGATCTACCTCAACTCGGTGGATTTGCTCAACCTTGGCAAGAAGTTGAAGGCAACATCGATGAGGATCGCAAACTCACTTTAGAGGTTTTGGAATACCTAGGCGTTACTGACGTAGTTGGCTCCAATCATGGAGCGCGTGTTTACAAATCTTTGTCTCGCAGATTACCGGCATTTATGAATCTGCCTGAGCTGCGCTATGACAAGTTTATGGGTTATGACAAGGCTGGCATTAAATACCATCCAAACGGTTTTGACTTTGCTCCAGGTTGGCATACTTGCCATGGAGACGCTTTCCCATTATCAAACAAGCCTGGACAAACAGCCCTGAATGGTGCTATGCGAATGGGCAAGTCAGTCGTATCAGGACACACTCACAGACTAGGGCTCTCAGCCCATTCAGAAGCCTCTGGAGGGCGCTATGGGCGCATTGTATGGGGTGTTGAGGTTGGCAACCTCGTAGACCTTTCAAGCCCTGGTATGGGCTACACAAAGGGTTATGCTAATTGGCAGATGGGCTTCGTGGTAGGTACTTTGCATGGCAAGCGCTTTACGCCTGAACTTATCCCAATCGATCCCAAAGATGGATCATTCATCTACCAGGGTAAACGCTGGGGCTAAATCGTTATCGTTTCGTTATCTAAATTAACGTGTAATTGTCTGCCAGATGTGAGACCGTAATCCTGTAGCCAACAATGGTTACAAGAACGGGAGCAAAGAAATGGATCTACAAGTACCAGTAATTGTTTTATTACTAATTGCTAATGTTTTATGGTTTATCGTCGGCTGGGGCAAAGGCTTTACAGAGGGCAAGCGCGAAGGCTTGGCGATTGGCAAGAATAGTCAGCGCGTGAGTGTTAATGCGCGCTAATGACATCCTTAATGAAGCCCAAGACCTCATCGCAGACCGCGGTAAAGATTACGGCTTGGCAGCTCTCAATCACCTTCGAATTGCCAAACTCTGGTCAGCCTATCTTGAACGCAACATCGAGCCTCACGAAGTCGCAATCTGTATGGCACTTGTCAAAGTCTCACGCTTACAAGAGTCGCCAAACCACGCAGACAGTTACAAGGACGGCTGCGCATACATTGCGCTCGCTGGACAAATTGCATCAACTGATTGGACTGACCTTGACAGTTATTAAAGCAGCCCCTGGGATCTGGTGCGATTACTGCAAAGTGCGATTTGGCACTAATACATTACTTGGGCAAAAGCCAGCAAGTTATACAGTCATAAGCAATCATCCACGAAGTCAAGGCACCCGCCGACACTATTGCAACAGTTGCGCCATCGAGGTTCAGACATGGGCAGACGGTACTGTTTGGTCATTACCGGAACAGACCGAGTATCTAATGAAACAAGAGGAGTTACCAAGTGTTTAATTTGTCAGATTATGAAACGGTTGAAACCCGTTTGGAAAAGTTTGTAAAAGATTTTCCGGATTTCAGAATAAGCACAGAATTGGAGTCATTCCAGAATGATCGATTTATTGTTAAAGCGTACTTATATAGAACTTTCGCAGATAGCGTGGCGTTTTCGACAGGATACGCTGAGGAGAAGGTTACTGATCGTGGTGTTAATTCAACTTCAGCGCTGGAGAACTGCGAGACTTCAGCGATCGGTCGAGCACTTGCAAACGGCGGTTACGCAGCTAAAGGCAAAAGACCATCAAGAGAGGAAATGAGCAAAGTTGAACGCCTAAGCGCCAAGGACATTGCCAAGGCTAAAGAGGTACCAAGTTTTAAGACAAAAGAGGAAGCACTAGCTGCTGATCCTTGGAGCACAGAGCCAATTTATGGTGATGTGACTCAGCCTCCAGCAATCAGTGCAGCTGAGGCTATTGCCAATGTTCAGGACATCCTTGGTGGTACTAACCATGAGGAGTGCGAGCATGGTGACATGAAATGGAAAGAGGGCGAAAAGAATGGACGCGCTTGGGGCGGGTTCTTTTGTCCAGGAGGAAACGTAGCACCAGCACAGAATTGCCCTACCCGCTGGTACAACCTTGAGTCAAACGGCAAATGGGGCAAGCAGAAGGCGAGAGCATAATGGGCTTTGTTGAAGTAAACATTAATGGTCAATGGATGAACCTCATGCATTTGACCCTTCGTTGCCAGTTATGTAACGAGGAGATTATCTTGGCTCACGTGGCAAAGGTTGAAAATGCAGACGCACCAATTAACGCTACTTGGACTTGTAAGAGATGCCACTCAGTTAATGGCTAATCATCGCAAACATCGAGGTTATAGAACCCAAAAGGTTATAGCCGATTATCTGAAACAGTTTTGGGCTTATGCAGATACCGCAGGTGCTGGTCGTCAGGGTGAGGACATTCTCAACATCCCTACGATTAGCATCGAGGTAAAGGCTCGCTCAGACTTTCAGCCCTTAGCCTGGATAAAACAGGCTGAGACCAACGCTAATGGAAAACTACCAATGGTTATCATGCGATGTAATGGTCAAGGGGAGGATGCAGGCGAATACCTGGCTTTTGTTAAAGTTAAGGACATTATGCCAATCATCCATCAAGCTGCGCCAAGTGATGAAATACAGAGATGCACTAAGTGCGGATCTTGGAACTTTGAAGGAAAGGATTGTCTGCCATGCCGATATATGAATACAAATGCGTAAAGTGCCAGATAGCAATGGAGATGGAAAGATCTATACACGAAGAAGCAGATCCAATCTGCTGCGGTGAGTCAATGAGCCGCGTTTATGGCAGTTTTGGCATTACTTTCAAGGGAACAGGATGGGGTCATCAATGAGGTTATTAGCAGAAATGTACCCGGAGTTAAACCAGATGGAGTTTTGCTTAGAGGTTGATGGTGTCCAAACAGACTCAGAACCAATCGAGGCAGCTTTACAGTATCTACTAGAAGGCAAGACCGTCATCATTAGCCAATGGAAAGATCATAGAGGTAGAGGTAACTCATGAAACGACACACCGCTCTGACCTGCGGTTTTACCGATGCGCTTGACACGTCCGGTACGCTTTGTCAGCAGAGCCCATCAGGGGCTCAGAGCGACCCGCTGAGGCGGGTAGGTCGCTCGGTGCTACTTGCTATTGGGATATCTCTGTTTACACCGGCTTA